CCGAGATCGCCGCAGAGTTGCAGATCAACCCCGATGTGTCGGACAACCTCTTTCTGATGACCATGAATCAGCTCGCCGTGTCCTATGACCACACGCCGAATGTTCAGGCCGAGGGCATCACCGACGCTGACGACCTGGCGCCCATCATCCCGCCTAAGCTGTGGCCGCTATGTCAGGAGCGAGACCTCGTCCAGCGCGGTATCCGCGAGTGCTTCATGCGCTTGGACTGGTCAACCGAGGAGGGTACCGAGGCCGTCAGCTATCGCGTGGTCAGCCCTGGCTACGTCATCAAGGCAGAAGCCGACGCCAGCCAGCCCGACCGCCCTGTGTGCCTCACAGAGTACCGGCTGAGGATGCGAGACGGTGAGCAGCGCGAGACCTTCGAGACATGGGATATCCGAGACCCTGCCGCGCCGATCTTCATGATTGAAGAGGAGATCGACGGCGAGCGGGTAGACATGACCGCGACGTATACCGACTCTGACGAGTACCCCTACACCGACGAAGACGGCTCACCCATCCTGCCGTATGTGCTCTACCATGCCCGTCTTCAGGACCGGCTCTTTGACTTCATGTCAGGCGTTGAGCTGGTCCGCGGCACCCTGCGCCTGTGCGTCGGCTGGACCTCGTGGTGGGACGCATTTTCAAACGCCAGCAGCCCCCAGCGGATCACCATCGACCTGCAACCGCCCGCGGGCACTGCTCGCACCCTGGCAGGCTCGCAGAACGTCGAGACAATCACGACCAGTCCGAAGACCATCCTCAAGTTTGAGTCCACCCGAGACAGCGCAGGACGCATCGACACGTACCCGCCCGGCATGGCACCCATGGAAGGCGTGGAAGCGCTTAGAGCATACGGCGAGCGCCTCGCTGTGTACGCTGGCCTCAACCCCGGCGACCTCATCGCCAGCGGCTCACCTCAGAGCGGCATCAGCATCGTCGTAAGCCGGGATGGACAGCGCCGCGCACAAGCCAAGGCCGAGCCGGTCAACCGAGACGGCGATGCGCAGCTCCTCGCGACCGCTGCGAGGCTTGCGAATGCCTACGGCGGCGCCTCCCTGCCTACCGATGAGCGGGCCTACTCAGTCCAGTATTCTCAGCTTGGTCTCAGCCAGCAGGAACGAAAGATCCAGATCGAAAACCTCCAGAACGAGATCGCGCTGGGACTGGTGAGCCGTGTCACCATGGCGCGGCGCCTCAACCCTGGCATCGACTCAGACGAGGAGGCCATCACCTTCTTGGTTGACCAGCAGCTACAAGAGCGCCGCCTTGCCGAGGCGCTATCCCTGATCATCGGCGAAGAATAGGAGCCCCCATGAGTGACGACACCACCACGACCCCGGCACCCGCGCCGGTAACACCCTCCCCTGACACCTCAGACCTGCGCGCACAGCTCCGCGCCGTGTCTGCCGAGCGTTCGCGCTTGGCCGGTGAGCTCAAGACGGCACAAGAGCAAGCCGCGAGGTTTCAGGCCGATCTTAAGACCAGCACCACCCGCCACACCCAAGACATGCACCTTGTGGGCGCTGGCATCACCAGCAAGCGAGGGCGTCGCGCCATCCGTCGCGAGTATGCCGACGCGCTCAGCGAGGTGTCAGAGGGCAGTGAGGCGCCTGCCTTCGGCTCTTTCGTCGATGACCTGAAGGAGGACCCGCTGTATGGTCGGTGGTTTTCCACAGCTGTGGATAAGCCTGTGGATAACGCTGCGGAGCCTGTGGATAAACCCAAGACCAAGCGCAAGCCAGCCAGCAACCCCAACGCGGGCACCATCACCCCGAAGCAGCCTGAAACAGAGATTGACGGCAAGGTCTGGCGGGCGCAGCGTAAGAAGCTGGGACGGAAAGGAGTGCTAAGCGCGAACCTTGAGCTTCTCAAAAAGCAGGGTCACATCTCTTGATGCTGCTATAGTGGCTGCATCTCGGTTGGCTGTCCGGTATCAGTCGCTCGCGGGTCCAGCGGTACGGACACACTGACCCCGAACAACTGAGAGAATACAATGCCTGATGCAGCTACGATTGATACCGCACAACTGATCTCCGCTGGTGGCTTGGTCGCCGAGGTGCTCTCTGATCTCGTGCTTGAGCAGCTCTATGACCCCACGGACCTCACCGCGCTAATGACCTTCGTTCCCTGGAACGCTGGCGGCTCTGACACCCTGCGCAGCACCCTCGATGCTGTTCCCGGTGCCTACACCGCCCGCACCTCTGAGATCGACGGCACCAACATCGCCAACGCTGCCTACACCACCGGCAAGTTTGATCTCATCCCGGCTGGCTACAGTCGCAAGTACGAGCTGACTGACCTCCTGCCCATCGCTGGCGGTCCCATCCAGGTCGAGCGCGTCGCCGCCAACCTGGTGGCCGGTGTCGGCCTGACCATGACCGACCTCCTGTGTGCGCTGTTCCCTGCGCTGCTCAACGACGTTGGCCCCGGCAGCGGTGTCGATCTGGATGTCTCCAGCATCTACGATGCGCAGTTCCAGCTCAACAGCCAGAGCGTCACCGGGCCTTATGCCTGTGTCCTGCACCCGCAGCAGATCAACGATTTTCAGAACAGTCTTCGCGCTGAGGCTGGCGCGATTCAGTTCCAGGCCGCAACCGCTGAGATGCTGGCCGCTCGCGGTCCTGGTTTCCGTGGATCGTGGAACGGGATTCAGTTCTTCCAGTCCGATTCTGTGAGCAAGGTGAACACGAACGCCGACTATGCCGGTGCGATGTTCGGTGCTGGCTGCTTCGGCTATACCCTTGCCGATGCTCGCCTGATGGCTGGTCACATCCCGCCCGGTCTGCTGTACCTTCAGAACGAGGCGCTAGTGATCGAGATGGCCCGCGACCAGAGCAACTTCACCACCGCGCTCATCGCTTCGATTTTCCCCGCTGTGGTTGAGATCGAAGACCTTCGCGGCGTCGAGATCATCTCTGACGTCTGATAGCTGACCCTGACCCACCGCACCCACCCCAGAGGATGCCGATGCCCGCTCACACCCTACGCGCCCCGAAGCGCCAGACCCCGACCGAGACCCGTGACCCCGACCTGCTACCGGTCGATCAGCGGACCAAGATCGGCAAGCGCTTCATCTATGTTCACTACGAATCGGCATGGAACTACGATGCCGACCATGGATGGCTTCCGAAGCTGTCCAAGCTGATCGCAGTGCCTGGCGTGAATGGTGTGGGCGATGACGGCTCCCTGAATCGTGTCATCAATGGCGCGACTGCCAAGGGTGGGACGGTCATCAGGCCCGAAGACAAGCGCCTCCTCCAGTCCGGTGAAGACCCGGAGGAGGCCGAGTTCTATCAGTACGGGCGGTACTACAGCACGACGAGCGGAGAACGCTGGTGGATTGAACCAGGGTCAGAGCCGACCGTCACACCGGCAGGCCGGATCATCTGGAACACGGCTGAGAGCGTGGTGGTCTTCGCTCGCTTCCGTAAGCACCTCCGCGATTCTGGCATTGTGGAGCCCATTCACCCGCTGGTCATCTCCGAGAAGACCGCCAACCAGCAGGCCCGCGTTGAAGACCTCCAGCGACGCGCAGCCATCAACCCCCACCTCGCGATCAAGCTGGCCGAGGCGCTCGCCACACTTGAGGCGATGCAGGGGCAAACAGACTTGGCAAACAAGGCAGACAAGAAGGCAGGCCGAAAGGTTGGCCGAGCTCGCCGCGGGTCCGTCGATGTCTGAGAAGAAGGGGCGCCGTGAGTCAATCGACCGCATGACGCGCCAGATCATCGAATCCAATCAGGGCAAGGTCAGCACGACCGAGGCCCGCACCCTCGCCAGAGACGCGGCCATCCGCGCCGACCGGCGAGACAAGAAACGCTAATCATTCTCCGGGTATACGCTGTATACCTGGGGCGCTTAACCGCTGACATCAGGAGCACATCATGGCCAATAAATCCGTTCGCATGCCCGGTCTCGTTGAGGTCTCAGACCCCGGCAACGCTGGAGCCATCCCGCTGCCTTACCACCATCATGCTGTCTGTGCCCTGACCTCGGCAGGCGTTGAGACTCGCACCCTTGGCACCGCGGTCTTTGCTGGCCAGCTCGTGAGCCTTCAGTTCACCGCCGATGGTGGCAACCTCACGCTGACGGCAGCAGCGACGGTCAACCAGACTGGAAACAACACAATGGTGTTTGCTGATGCAGGCGACGAGATCACCCTTCGAGCATCGGTCAAGGCTGGCGCTCTGGTCTGGCGCGTGGTCAGCAATGACGG